CGACCCAATCAAGACTGATTGCTGAGATCTACGCTGCGAAATACCCAGAGCATCGAAAGAACCTTCTCAGGGCAGCGGAAGAATGTGGGCAGGGGAGAATTATGGCGGGTTTCCACTATCCTTCTGACCACAAAGCTGGGGTCTACTTAGCTAAAAGACTTTACAGTCTCCTAAAAACTAATAAAGAGGCTATAAAATATGATCAAAAGATTGATCTCACCACTAGAAAACGATAAACTGGAAGGTATATGCTAACTAAAAGGTTTATGCTACCAAGGGTAGCTCACTGTAGTAACGGGTGCTGACTAAACCCTATCATCGTGCAGGGCTAATGCCCAACTGACTGTGAAAAGCAGCCAACACGTTGATAGGGAGAGGAACCCATCAAGGATAAAGTTGCCAGTGATACTTTTCCAAGCTACACTAAGCAACATTCCAACCCAAAATCCCAAACACATGGGACAGTGGAGGAGTTCTCCAAGCTTTTGGCTCTCCTCTGCTGCGTTTTTACGCATATTGGCAAAAATCTTGCCGTGAGTCACTGAGAAAGTGATTCCAAAACTAACGAGTGTCCAGATAAGTAATTCCATTAGGAAACCAAGGGTAGTGAAGTGTTATTTATGAAGGCTTCTCGGTTTTTGTGCCAAGAATCTCTGCCCACGATATCCCCTGCGGAGTGGTGGATGATTTTTATGGGAATTGTGTGGTTCTCTAGCTTTGAATTGTGTGCTTTGCTGGTATAATGGAGATCGTAGAAGTCCCAGTCCCCTCTAAAGTAGTCTGGCTTGCCCATTCCTACGGTATCCCATACACATTTTCTAGCCGCTAGGAATAGACCGTCTAAAACTACCACTCTTCTGTAGGGTCCGTATTCAGTGTTGTATATTTGACCCTTCTCGCCTCGGTGATACACTGCTCCACTATGTAAACCAGCCCTCCAGTTGTCGTAATTCCACCATACGGCATCAGGGCCAAGCCGTGTGGTTCCTGCTGGGCCTACGATGCCTGTATTCTCTCGTAAGCAAGAAGCTATTTTAGCTATGAAGTCGGCCTTAGTATCCAAAAGCTCAATATCGTCATGGCAGAATATCACGATATCCTCACTGCTTGCATCACACTTGTCTAGTCCTTTTTTGTAGGCTTCAAAGATAGATGTTTGGTTTGTCATCACTTTAACTTGCACACCAAAGCTAGATAGTGTATCTAACAAGTCCCGTGTAACTTTGCTGAAATTATTAGTTCTAGTACATATTACTGCGAAGATCTTCATGGACTATAATAGTAAAAGTTAGCATACAATCATGGAACAAGCAGAATTAGTAGAAGAGTTTAAGAAGTGTAGGGCTGATGCTAGTTATTTTATTTCTAACTACATCAAGGTCACTCACCCCGTTCGTGGTCTTGTCCCCTTTAAGTTATACCCTTTTCAAACGGATATTTTAAAATGTTTGCAAGAACATCGGTTTAATATTCTAAGAAAGTTCCGACAGGCTGGTTGCACTACGATCTCGGCTGCGTATGCCTTGTGGATGATCGTGTTCCAGAAACACAAGCAAGTAGTTATTTTGTCAAAAGGTGATGCTGAGTCAACGGAGGTTCTGGACCGTATTAAAATTATGTACGAAGAACTTCCCGTGTTCTTAAGACCTAAGCTAGTTGAAGATAACAAACATACCATGAAGTTAGCCACAGGCTCTTCAATCAAGTCTCGCCCATCAGGCAAGCAATCAGGCCGCTCCCTAGCTGGCTCCCTTCTAATTATTGACGAGGCTGCTTTCATTGAAAACATTGACACTATTTGGGCTGCTGTATACCCAATTATCTCCACAGGAGGTAGGGCTTTTGTCCTTTCTACCGTTAATGGTATTGGCAATTGGTATTATGATGTGTATCACAAAGCCTTAGCAAAGGAGAACTCCTTCAACGCTATTGACATTAACTGGGAATCCCACCCTGAGTATAAACGGATGGAGGGGTTTGATTTTCTTTACGATGAGATGGAAAAGAAAGATCTTCATGTAGATGATTGGGAAAAAACTACAAAAGCTAACATGCCCCTAAAGCAGTGGCTTCAAGAGTATGAGTGTGAGTTCCTCGGTACAGGTGATACCTATTTGGAGGGTTACCTACTCACTAGGTTGGTAGAGGAGCAGAACGAAGACTACTGGATTAAGTACAATAATAAGATGCGGGTCTGGAAAGACCCTAGCCCAGAGCACGAATATGTGATTGGGGTAGATGTGAGCTTAGGTAGGGAACGGGATAATTCCGCTTTTCATATTTTTAATGCCTACACAGGTGAGCAAGTTGCGGAATTTTACTCCAATAAAACCCCAATTAATGAACTTGCTCAAATTTTAACTAACGAAGCTAATCTATATAATAATGCATCCGTAATTATTGAGCGGAACACAATCGGCAACAACCTGATTGATTGGATGTTCAATGTTATGGAGTATGACAATCTATGGATTGATGATAAAAACGATTTTGGTATTCAGGTCACGACGAGGAACCGTGAGGAACTTCTAGCTAGGATGGAAGAATACATTCGAAACAACTTTATTAAAATTAATTCTAAAAGAACTGTGGAGGAGCTTCTAACTTTTATTGTTGACGATAATGGAAAGATTACTGCTGATGAAGGCAAGCATGATGATTTAATTATGAGCCTTTCAATTTCTATATTTTTACTACATACATTAGCAGGGAGTGGTCCCTTAGAGATGAAAGATAGCCTAGAAGAACAAGAACGTAGACCTCCAGAACCTATGAGGTCCACTGTCCATGACGCGGTTAACCAAGAATTAGAGGAAGATATAAGATGGCTGATGAAATAAAAGACGAAGACAAGTTAAATGAGGATGCCATCGGCAATACTAAATTCTCAAACACACCTGATAGTAACACTGGTCCTTACTTCTGGCCGTCAGGTCGGTTAGGCCAATTCCTCGCTAGATTCTTTGCTACAAAGGCTGCGCCTTATATGGCAAAGCAGGCAGATGATGGGGTAACTCCTCAAGCCACCCTAGCTGGAGACACGGTACAGAATGTCGATACTGTCAAGCCCGATACTCTCCCCGCTCTTGGTGCTCTTAGTAGGACCACATTGCAGCTTCCTGAACTGGAGAAGAACAGGAGGGAGCGTTATACAAAGTATGAGGAGATGGATGATTATCCCGAAATCGGGGTTGCATTTGATATCTATGCTGACGATTCGACTCAAAAAAATCTGCGTAACGAGAGATGGACTGTTCTTGCTGATAGCCAGATGGTTGTGGATGAGGTAAATAAGTGCTTCAAGAAGATTCAGCTAGATAGGGACTACTGGGATATCATCAGAAATACCTGCAAATATGGGGACTGCTTTATCGAAACGGTTCTCGATGTTAATCATCCAAAAAGAGGATTGCAAAGGCTAAAGGTTCTAAACCCTAACTTTATTATTCGGGTGGAGAATGAATACGGCTACCTTACGGATTTCTTGCAAGAGATTCCAGAGGATAATGATTGGCAAGCATTTGGTAGCATGGCTGGTAATATGGCTAGTTCTAAGTATATCACTTTAGATAGAAACCAGATTGTACACTTTAGGCTTAGAACTTCTGACCCTGCATTCTACCCATACGGTAAGTCTATTGCAGCCCTAGCTGTTCGAGTATTCCGCTCTCTCAAGCTTATGGAAGATGCGATGCTTATCTACCGTCTAGCTAGAGCACCTGAAAGAAGAATTTTCTACATTGACGTTGCCAACATGCCAGCTACCAAAGCTGAGATGTTCATCGAAAAGGTAAAGGAGAAGTTCAAGAAGGAAAAATACTACAACGCTAATGATGGCACTGTTGATTCTCGCTACAACCCACTTAGTGCTGATGAGGACTTTTTCGTTCCCACAAGAGGAAACCAAGGCACTAAGATTGACACGCTCCCCGGCGCACAAAACTTAGGTGAGGTTGATGATGTAAGGTACTTCCGTGATAAGCTTCTGGCTGCACTGAAGGTTCCGAAGGATTACATTGTTGAGAAGGATAAGTCCCCTGAGCGTAAGGCGAACCTGTCACAATTAGATGCTAAGTTTGCTCGCGTTATTAGTCGCGTTCAACAGCAAATGGAGATGGGCTTAGAGCAGATTGCTCGTAGACACCTTGCTCTTGTAGGTTACCCAGCCAGCATGTTTAAAGAACTTCGTATCCAGCTTCCAGACCCTAGTGATGTATTTACTAAGAGAAAAATGGAAATTGATGAGCAAAAAGCTCGCGTAGTACAGGCAGTTGTGGGCTTAGGTATTTTTCCTAAATCTACCATCTATAAAGAGTTCTACGACATGACTGAGGAGCAAATCCAGCAGATGCAGGAGGAGCTTAAGAAAGAGAAAGAAGAGGAAGCAGCAGATCAGCAGGGAGAGGCTGAACAGCAGTCTGGTCTTGACCAACAAAACAAAGACAAGGACATGGATCGCGAGCAGAAGGGTAAGGACGCTGATGCTGACCGTGATGAAGGTTCTAAACAGGCTGATGCTGAAAGACAAATGGAAGTCGAAAAGGCCAAGCCTAAGAAGGAATCCATTGATCCCAAAACTCATGCCGCTCTTGCTAGACTTAAGAAGAAAATAATTTCTGAATCTGGTAGCGGTTCCACTAAAACAAAAGCGTTAGATAGGGTTATGAACAGAAATGTACGAAATCCCCAAAATAATATCTAAGTAGCTTTACTATATAAACATGGTCTATTATAAAAGACAAGGAGTTAGAAATGTTTGATCATTTATTCGAAAACAGAAACACAACCGTTACGAACCTACTTAAGTTAGGTGATTGCTTAGGTAGATCTTTACGAGAAAATGTAGAGTTATTCTCTATTGATAGTGAAGACCAAAAAGTAGCCTACCTTACTGAAAATGGTAAGGTTATTTCAGGTAACTATGATTGCCAAGAGGATTTAGCCTTTAGCAACATCACTATCCAAGATTCTGAGATCTTCTCAGACAACGAAGTGTTCGACAGCTTTGTGGATCGAAAGGTTAGTTATTTTGTTGGGGATCTAAATGAGGATCGCTACAATGATGCTGACGGCAGCTTCAACGAGCTTTTGTCCCTTTGGGAGAATCGGTTGAAGTTCCAGAACGTGAAGAAGCGATTAGATGAGAAGTCTGCTGTTTTCGGTGATAGCCAAGACATCGTTAACACTGAGCAGTTCCAACGATTCCTAGAGATTATGCCTCAGATCGTGGAGTTCCTTGAAGAAAACCGTGAGACGGTGCAAAAGGTACAAGAAGTAGAGAACTCGATTAAACTTTCTGACTCCGTATCGAGAGCCTTTAACTTCCCGCGTCTATCTTTCGAAGCTCTTCAAGAATCAGGCAGCTACCGTGTCGCTAAAGGGATCAACAAGTCGGTTTACGATTTGGTCTGCAAGCAAGAGCTTGTAAAGAAGGAACTTCTTGAATCCAAGAAGAACTTTGAAGATGTTTGGGCTACTAACCCCCATATTCGCCAACTCGCTAGCTTACTCTTTGAAGATAACGATGAGACAGTTCTTGAGTCGCTAGTCGAAGCCGTTGTGGATGTTCCCTTTCTCGCACTAACTACTAAGCGTCAACTAAACGAGAGTCTTACTAACGCTTTTAGCTTAACCGATCATAACGCAATCTCCGCTAAGGATATTAAAGAGTTTAGCTCTAGAATCTACGAGATGAAGAAGCCTCTTAAGCAGATTATCCTTAATCTTCTAAATGAGAAGTACGGTATTAATGTCCAGAACCTTAAGGAAACGGCTACGTTCTCTAGCCTAGCCAATACGCAAGTTGTGATTTTTGAAGCTCTCTCCCGATTAGCTCCTAAAGGTAGCGTTGTTAAGTCCACGTTATCAGAAGTTGCTTTACTCCTGAAGAAGAAAAACGGTGTAGAGGTTATTGATGTTAATGATGTTCTGCAAGAATGCTTTGAAACTTGTGGGTATACTTCCTTCTGTGAAGACTTTACCCTAGCTGAAAGCATCTCGTTTGAAGATATCTTAGATGAGAATGTTAACACCCAAGAGCTTCTTGAAAAGGCTAAGGCCAAGCTTCTGCACGACAAGGCTAAGGTGATTGAGAAGGATAAGTTGGGTATTGAACAAGAGAAGCAGAAGAAGAAGGCTGAGGCCGATGAAAAAGACCCAGCCAGTGAAGCCGATATGGAAGACGATTCAGTCCAAAAAGCACAGGAAGGTGCTGCTGAGTTCTCCAAGCCTGCTCCATTCAGTACCGCTGGAGGTGGTGGTGGAGATGATGATGACGCTGACTCTGAAGAGGGTGGCGAGGAAGGCCCTGATGAGAAAACCGAATCTAAAAAGAAGAAGAAGAAGAAGGTAAAAGAAGAGGCTGAGGAACCAGTCGTACCAGAAACCGAGGACTCAGAGGAAAAAGCAGAGCCAATGAAGAAGGAAGAGTTCTTAGAGGCTTTGAAGGATATGGATGAGTTGCTCGCAGGTATGAAAGGTGATGAGCCTGAGCAAGAATCCGAAGACGAGGACGAGGACGAATCACAAGAGGGTTAATAAGTGGCAGATCGCATACCTCTTGTATTAGGGACTGACGCTAACGGGCAGATTATCTTCGAGGAGCTACCCGCAGGGGACGAGATCTGTGCTCCCATTTGTGGGATGTATTCGGGAGGCTCAGGTGGCGCGGGTGCTCAAGGCCCACAAGGCCCACAAGGGCCAGCGGGTACTAACGGGTCTGACGGATCAGCAGGATCAGGGTATACTAGGGCGCAGATCTTGGGTCCAACCCTTTTTGTGGACTTCATTAAGCCAGATGGTAGTACTTTACTCGAAGAGCTAGGTAAGGTTGTTGGTGATAATGGATCTAATGGTTCGGATGGTTCGGATGGTTCAGCAGGATCAGGGTATACTAGGGCGAGGATCGTTGGCCCGAGCCTTTTTGTGGACTTCATTAAGCCCGATGGTAGTACTTTACTTGAAGAGCTAGGTAAGGTTGTTGGTGATAATGGATCTAACGGTACTAACGGGTCTGACGGATCAGCAGGATCAGGGTATACTAGGGCGCAGATCTTGGGTCCAACCCTTTTTGTGGACTTCAT